AACTAGTTGGGGTTTCTTTGCCACCAAATGAATTAACTAACTTGTAAAGCCCAGTTAAAGCGGCAACCAAAGCCAGAACAGCAATAACCATCACACCTATTGGATTAGCGTCCATAGCAAGACTTAACATTCCCATAGCGCCAGTAGCCAATTTGGTTGAAATAGTTAGACCATCTTCGGCTAGCATTAAAAGACCTTCGTCTGCTGCCGCCACCGCCTCAGCGTCAGCGACGGCAACTAAAGCAGCAGCATAGTAAGCGTTAGCGGCTGTGGCTAAACCAGTAGCAATTTCTACTGTCTTAAATACTAAAGCAACCCCGCCAAGTATTCCAATGAATACAATAATATCTTTGCCAAATTTAATAATGAATTCCATGGCAGTAGTTAAAGGAGGTAAAAGATACCCACCTATCTTTTCACCAGCCAGTTTTGCCTCAGAGCCAAGAACACTTAACTTTCCACTAAAAGTTTCTAAGTAAGCAGCGTTCTGACCTTTAACTTTTGCGTTCAGTTCGTCCATTGCTTTGTTAATTGCTTGCTGCTTTGGCAAAGTGGTATCTAAAGTAATACCCAAATCTCTAAACGCTTTAGCCGAACCTGTGGTTGCTCTTGATAAAGTAGTAGCAGCAGTTTCTAAATCTATATGCTTGTATCGGGCATAATCCATCGCGGTATTAAGAAGCATTTGAGCGTCATTAGCATTGTGAGTTGCGGTAACTAAAGTACCCAACGCATTAGCGGTTGCTATTGTGTCGAACCCTAGTTTTGTGTTTCCTTCTGATAATCTCTTAAAAGATTCTACATTGTCTTTGGTTGCTAAACCTGAGTTCTTTAATGCGGTATCAAGGCGAGCGAAAGCCTTCTCTGAATCTAAAGCGGCTTTAACCGCAAAGACACCAAATCCCACCATAGCGGTGCCAATACCCAGTATCGCCCCAGTAGCAAGTTTGCTAGAAACTTCAAGTTTACTTAATGAAGTACCTGCCGCCGTAGCCTTGGCTTCCATAACCCCAAATTCACGGTTAACTTCTGAGAAAGTGGCAATAGCCCCAGTAGCAATCGCTTGAATTTCAAAAACTGCTGGTGGAAAGAAACTACCAAATGCCATTCTCTACACCCCGTTTCCAATATGCTTACGAATAATCATAGGTGCTACTGCTTGAAACTTACGGAAAGCAGGAGCCATGTATGGATACTTATTTCCATTAGCAAATCCTACCTCTAGTACGCGTCCGTAGATAACGCCCGGACCCACTAACGCTTCATATTTTGCGAAACCCATATTAAATTTTTCACCATGGACAGAACGGCGAAGGCGTCCAGTACGGTTCATTGGTGGCTCGCCCGGAGTTGCTTGTGAATATCTACGAGTTTTGCCAACCTTCTCGTATGGTCGTTCCCCTTTAATTTCTTCCTGAGTAAGTTGGATAAGAGAAGTCATCATTTCATCTCTCGCTCCCCTAGCACCTTCATCTAGAGAACCTTGAAACTTAACGACAGATTCGCGTACCAATCTAAGGTTGTTGAATATCATTTTCAACCTCTCTTACGATACTAGCAATCGAAATTAACCAATCAAGTAGATAAGCGGGTTGCTCATCTACCTCATTTGGCGTCCAACCAAATCTATCCGCGCAAACATAGTAAAACCATTCGTCATCAGGATAGTCAAAGGCTTCATGCCTCTGACCACCCTCGATAACCCACTTTAGTCTTTGGAGTTTGCGGTAGGGACTTTTGGGTCTGCCTCAGCCTCATCCGTCTTTGCCAAAGAAGGGAAAAGTGTCTTTTGTGCTATCTGCGCTTCTTCGGTTAAAGCGTCATAGTCAGCCATTTCCATTTCGTCAATAGATTCAATCTTTATAGACGGAATGATTAAATCAAGCGACCATGATTCGACCATGATTGCGATTAGTCCATCTATAAGAGAAATCGCTTGCATGATTCCTTCTTCGCCGTTGGCATTACGATAAACTTTTTTGCGGTCTTTTACGCGAAGGGTTGTTGGGTCTTTTAGAACTACTGTTGCCCCACTTGGGAGGGTTATTGTTTTAGTTGCCATTTCCTTGCCTTTCGTTAGTTGCCTTCGGGTGAATGAGGTGATGGGAGAGATAAGGGAGCAGGGAAGGCGACTGCTACAACCTCTAACTCTCCCACCACTATTGTCCTAAACCTTACTGATAAGTTCCAGACGGTTTAGCATTTTGTAGTGTCCATTTGATAGGTGAGTATCCGACAGACGCGTCAGTTGTGTTTCCTTGTGCGTTAAGGTCAATAGTAACCTCAACAAAATCCTTAGAGCGTTCAATAACTGCGGCTACATAAGCACCCTTAGTCATCGTTGCTTGGATTTGAGTTGCGGTTGCGCCTGCTCCTTGTGACCAGTTAATGGTGATTGCTGGTTGAGTGTTAGTAAGGAAACGAGTAAGTTCTGTATCCGCTTCCATCACGAAAGTAATCTTGCCAGTAACTTCTAGCGCACCCAAAAATACTTGGTAAGGGTTTTGAGTGTTAGAAATTCCATAAACAGAAGTAACAGGACGCTTCATATCTATGTTTCCGCTTACCGCAGTTGAGAGAGATGTGCCACCAATAGTTACAGTTGCTTGCCAAACTGGTGTTGGGGTAACTGTTGAGAAAGTTGGTGTTGGAGTTGAGGCTGTGGCAGAAGCCCAACCAGTTCCTTTAGCGTCATATTCAAGTAATCCCTCAGCAGAAAACTTAAGTGAGAAATCAGAAATCATAATTCCCGCATAAGCGCGAACTGCTGCTGCGTAAAAATCAACCAAAGTAAATGAAGTTGGTTGAGCGTCTGCCGCCGCTGCTGTTGCGTTCTCAAGGGTAATTGCGTGGGTATATGGGGCTGAGGCACCAGTAGTTGTAACTGCACCTAAAACACCTGCGATTGAGTAACCGATAGTGTCAGCGAAAGCCATACCACCAAAGTCGTAAGTTGAACGAGTACGCCCCGGAATGTAAGCGTAGTTCTTGACTATTGAACCTCTTAAACCTTCGTCATAGAGTGGGTCAATTAAATCTGCTGGTTTTAACTTGGAAGCGATTACTGGAATGTAATCTGTTGGAGTAGTTACTGCGGTACCGCGTGTTGTTTCTTTAGCGATTCCGAGGTAACTGCGGACGGTATTTTGTAGGGTTGCCATTTATTACTTCACCTCATCTACGGTTGGGTCAGGGGTAACTGACGGGGTTGGTGCGACCGCAGAGGCGGTGCTTTTCTTTGTGCTACCAGAAGAAACCCCGTAGGCAGTAAAGTCGTCTGGGGCTTCGAATGTATCACCTTTATTTACGACGATAGATAGTGTCGGAAAGACACGCTCTTCTTCGCCATTGTAAGTAAATTGACTCACGGGTTTTCTCCTTATGCGTTAATCATCTGGGTTACGGTAAATCTTACAGCAGCCCAAGTTTCAGTTGCGCCACCGTCATTTGTAACAGGCTCCGAATACTGAGTATCAATACCGGGCTCTGCTGCTTGCCAGATGACTGAACCATCAGGCAATCCTAGTGTGTGACCGCCGCCTCGTAGGCAATCTTTAATACCGTCAATAACTGTGTCGAAACTCGTCATAGCATCTTCTGCGTTATTAACTAGTGAATGGTGGAAAACTTGAAACTCAACTGAGTAATCAACTCGCTTCCAACCGTTATACGCGCCACCAACGGCAACACGGGCTTCTGTTTCTGCTCCAATAAAGACAACTCCTGCCGCTCTATTCATTTGACCAGCCGTTGCGTTTACCTGAAAGTTAATACGCTTAGGAAAAGATGTGAAAACTTGGTTAAGGTCAGTTATGTTAGCGGCTGTAATCCAACTCGCAACTGTTGAACGAACGACAGCACGAGAGGCAGACATTAACGAACTCTCTTGTAAAGGTCGAGCATGGATAGAGCCATTGAAATTTCACTACCCCAAAGAGTATTAGAGGTTACACTTCTAGAAGGGTTAGAGGTCATAGCCATAGTCATAGAACTATCACCACGCTCTTTAATAAAGGCAGTCGTAACTAAAATTGCTGCTTGCTTAATTGTGTTAGGCAAGTTACCAAAAGTAATTCCGCTCGCATGAGAGTAGGCAAGGGCAGAGGTTAAAGGTACGGTGGTTGAGCCATAAGTGTAATTTGAGGCAACAGTTACCTTCTCAGAACTTGCCCCATCAAAGATACGCAAATCCATTCCAGCGACAATTCCTGTGGCGTTTTGGACAGTCATAGAGGTTGCGGCGGCAGTCGCACTTGAAATTAAATTGTTTACATACCCAGATGTGTAGTTATATCTTACAAATACTATTTGAGAAGGGCTGCCGATATTGCCAAAAGATAAAGGTCCAGAAGATGACCAAGTGGTTGAAAGTTGAGAAACTGGGATAAGGACTTGTTGGTCTTCGAACCATGCCTTTGAGCAGTCTGCTAAAGTGGTTAAGTTATTTGGGTCAGAGCCGTAAGAAAAACTATTGAGTGAGATAACTGGACTATTATTTGGGTGGAGTGCTAAGTATCCTTGCGCGTTAAAACGCATGCGTTGGTTTTCGGTCTGAGTTGAGGCGTTAAGATTTTGGTTAAGGTATTCGTCCATGAAAGATGAAGCGCGAATAATAACGTTATTTAGTTCAGCCAACTGAGCAGCAGCATTACCACCAGCAACTAAATTGTTGTAGTCAATCGAGGTTGGTGCGTTTATGTATTCTGCTGCGGTGAGATAAGGCAGTTCCTCAAACGGGTGTTGAGTTGTTATTCCTATTGCCATTTACTCCCCATCTCGTTCTGGTGTTCCGTTTTCATGCCCACAGCGACCACATTTTCTAAACCATGAACCAAATCCGCAAGCAGTACAAGTATATCCCTCTGCGCGAGGTGTCCCGCCTAAACTTGCTACGCCTAAACCTTCTTGCCTTAATTTCTTTACTAACTTCGGGTCAGTTACATTAAACAAACCATCTTTGCCAGCCTTTAATACTCGTTCGCCTCTGGAAGTTGTAACTGATAATTCTTTCATTCCCTTTGACGGAATCATTTTAGTCATTTACTAACCCTCCTTACTTAAGAAAGAAGGGAGAGAGCCGAAACTCTCCCCCTCCAATTTACTTACTTATCAAGCAGACACGATACCTGAAACGGCACCGTTCCATGCTGG